ATATAAATATATTTAAAGATGATAAAAAAATAGAAGATATAGATAAACTATTTGTAGCACTTGGAAATTCTATTCCAAATGGTAGAAATTTAACTCTTAAAACAAATGATGAGACACATGATTATCCTTCTAGTATTAAAGAAAACTTAGAGGCTCCTATAAAAATAAAACCTCAGGAAGATGAGAGAATAGAAACAAGTGTTATCACAAGAGAAGTTATAATAAAAAAACCTGATTTTGAAATGAAATCTAAATGGCAAATATACATACATAATAAATTATATCATGTTGATATAAGTGATGAGGTATTTAAAGAATTTGTTATATCTGGTAGATTCTCAGCACATAATGGGACAAAATTAAGAGTAGATTTAGAAGAAGTTATTAAATATAATTCTAAAAATGAAATAATAAACTTAGATTACACCAACATATTGAAAGTCTATAATGACGAAACTAACTTAAGAATTCTGTAAAAAAAGGGTAGGATTTTTTCCTACCCATTTCTTCTATTACAATTTAGTAGATGATCATAAATCTTTTGATAATCTGCTTCTACCTTATCTCCTAACTTGGATATCATTGCTTTTATTTCATTTTTTTGTTTTTCAGAGCTGTTTTTTATTTCTTCAAGTTGCTTGTCTAATTTTTCTTGATCTATATAATATGTTTCCTTTTTTAATCTTTTGTTAATTTGTCTCATTAGATAATTATGATAGCCTAAGATAACTCCACCAACTGTAATTAAAGATGTTCCAAGCATTCCTAATAACGTTAAAGTGATTTCTAATTCCATTAATCCTCCTTGTATGCAAACATCCCAAATGTTCTAACAGCTCTATACATTAACTGTCTTTTGAAAAAGCCGACCCCTTGTTCTTTCATAACTGCTAAAAATACTTTATCTGCTTCCTTTCTACTTACTCCCAAATTATGACCATTTCTATATAACCAATCATGAATAACGGCTGCTTTTGTATGGTCCCCATAAGTATTAATAACATTCCTGAAAATCCTAGGTACACTAGCTAAATCACATTTAAAACCTGCAGGTATATGAATTAATTTTTCTCCTATCATGTATCTATAATCTTTTTCTAAAATAAAATCTTTTCCATCATAATATTTTAAATTAAATTCATCTAGTTCTGGCATGATACCCCTCCATTATCTTTTAAATTGAATATTATCCGCTGTTCCTAATTGAAAATGGACTAAATCTTTTTGTTTCCAATTTCCACCCCAAACTATTCCATATTTATCAATAAGACCTTTAGTTTTGGCAATATCATAAATAGCTTTATAATATCTATAATCCCACTTAGCAACAGTTTTTTCTCTTACTTCTCCAGTTTTCTTATCTGTGTATTTTTCTTTTTCCAAAACTGCTATATCAACAGCATAACCATATCCATCTGATTTCATTTGATGTTTTGATTTTAATTTATATCCATCGCACCAACTAACTTTACTTAGTTTATTCCCATTGCTATCATATAAAAGAGATCTTCCTTTTTGATATTCATAATTTTGTTCTTGAGCAGTTCTTACTCCACATGTAACTTTAAAATCATATTGTGACTCTTTTATAAGTTCTTTAATAAAATTTACAACATTTGGATGAACTCCATTTAATTTTTCTAAACTATTTTCAGATAAAACAAACATATATACCTCCTTCTTTAAAATCACCTTACGATACTTAGCTAATATTTTTTAGAGATAGATGTAAAATCTATCATTATTTTTTAATTCCATTCTATTTTTTCTAAATCTTCAACTGTCTTAGCTTTTTCAATTTCAATAAATATTTCTGTATACTTATTTTGAGCAGTTATAACTTTTAAAATCCATTTAAGGTATACTTGATTTATATCTCCTAAACTTATATCTGTTACAGAATTGTCTTGAAGTCTCCATTTTGTATTTAAAGATTTTAAGAACTCTTTTAAGTTTCCTGATTTTATCACATTTTTTAACTTTTCTTCCATTTCAGGAGTAACAATAACTTCTAAATCACGTAAAGCTTCTTTTAAAATTTCTATATCTGTTGTTTCTGAAGCTATATCCAAAGCTATTTTTACTCTTATAAAATTTATTTCATCATAGTCACGCATTTGGAAAACTTTCCCTTTATATTCAAAACTTCCAAATAATTTTTCTAGTAAGATAGCTTGAAACTTATGTTTAAAAGTTTTCTTTACTCCACTCATATCAATATCCCATTCGTGAGAATTTGAATTCCAAGTATGGTATGAAGTTGGTTGAGGTACAGTTATAAGTTTTTTATTCTCTATGTACTCACCTTGATTTAATTGAATTTCTATTCCTTCTTCAATCAACTCTTGTCTTGTCATCTCTCTTATTGTATTAGTTGAAGAATCATAAGTTGCATTTTTAAATGCTTCGTTTCTTTCAACAACTATATAATTATTTGGATCTAACTCAGGATAATCTAAAAATAAATTATTATCCATAAAGTTTTTTACTTCATCAGCAGTTAAATTTACAGTAAATTCTATTCCTGCTCTTTTTTGTTTTTGATATATATAAAACATTTTTTCTCCTTTCTTTTATAAAAACATTTAAAATATTCCTAACTTCTTTCTTTGTAAGATAAGTGAGTTTCTTATCTCTACAGGACTTGCTTTTTGTATATAATGCTTACTTGTAACTGTACTACTAACATGATTTGCATAGCTAGAAGCAAGCCCTAATCCTCCCAAATTATTTATAAGATTTATTGATGTTTTCCTAAGTGTATGAGGATATAAATCAGAAATATCCAAAATTAATCCCATTTTCTTTACTCTTTGCCTTATAGCTCCTTGGCTCATTTTTCTATACTCATTCCCATATTTTGTTATGAATAGCCATTCTGAATCTATCCCTTTTTCTATTCTTGTATTTATCCACTCTTGTAGTAATTCTTTGCATTTATCAAAAAAGAATACATTTACAATATATCCCTCCTTTTCTCTAACTTCTTCAAAGAAACCTTCATCTAATCTAAGTTGCTCAATTTTTAAATTCTGAATAGCACTTATTCTGCAAGCACTATCCAAAAATAATTCCCATAATATTTGGTCCTGGATATCATATTTCTTATTTTGAAATTTCATAACAAGCCTAACTGTTAATATCTGCTCAGCATTTAAAAAGTAGCTTTTTCTAATTTTATCTTTATCTGTAAACTTCAACTTATCTAGTTTATCTGTGAAAGGATGAAATTTTATTTTATTTCTTCTCACACACCAGGAATAAAAACTACTAATTGCAGTAACTTTATTCATTAAAGTTCTTTTACTGTTACCCTTACTTCTACAATAATTACGATATTTTTCTATTATTGAGGGCATATCCTTCAAAGTATCTTTTCCTAACAAAGCCTTATTTTTATAAGTATCTTCTAACCAAATTAGAAACAACTTAAAATTATTAATATAAGTTTTGTAAGTTGTATTCCATGTATCCCAGTTATTTGCCTTACAACTTTCTAAATACTCCAAATAAATTTCACTATTTTCTTTTTTGAATTTCCTTAACATTATTTCTTCCATAATGCACCTCCTAAAATTGTTAGGTACATTATATAAAGTAAAAGTGAATAGATTGGAAAATCTAATCAGTCATGAAAAAATAACAGGTACTACAGGAATGGTTAATATAAGTAATTGCACATCATATGTCATTAAAATAGGTAGTTTTGCAATTTGCTCTATGAACATTGCGGTCATTACCGACTATACTAAAGCCGTTATAAAATCACCTATTCCTTTCAAAGAAGGAGTTTATATAAGCATTGAAGATAATAATGGCGACTTATATGCAACTAACAGACAGCCTATTATAAGTTGGTATAATCCTTCCACACAAACATTTGATGTTACAAATTTAAACGGAGGATTTACTGTACTTCTGATTGGTAGAATTTAAGATTAAATGTAAAAGACTGTATAAGCTATTTTTACAGTATTAGCTTTTGAGTTATCAACACAGTCTTTTACAAATGTAAATCCTGCATTATTGAAACCACTCAAGTATACATTTTCTAGAGTAGTTGCTGTTCCAGTTTTGTAGATGTTTATAGCAACTCCTAAAACTTGTTTATAACTCTTTGGAAAATTATAAGTATAACTTCCAAGTGTAGTATAGTTTCCAGTTATCCCAGCATCAACTTTGATTAGATTTTCCAATCTCTTTCTATTTTCCCAGATTGAAAGTTCCTCAAATTTTACATCAGGGACGCTGATTCTTCTGTTTTGAGTTTCTTTACAGATATAAAACTTCTTGTTTGCTGGAAAATAATAAACATTTCCTTGTATTGCTTCATTCAAAGGAAATTTACCATCTTCTTTCCCAACAGCAGCTACAACTCTATCTTCGATCTCTTTTGCTGTTCCATCATATTCACCTTTTTGAGTGTAATTTGCTTCTAAGTACTCTTTTGTTATATATAAATCTTTACCATCATTATGAACAACAACAGATCCTGTATTTGATGAAATTAAATTTATTTTTACTTCCATTCTGTGAGGTCCATCTGCTTCAGGTGGAATCCAAGAAGTCTCATCTCCATCATTCATATAAAAATATAGAACTTCTACTCCTTCATCTAATACATATATTCCTGTTTCTCTAGGGAAATAGCCTTCTTCTAAAGAAACATTATCTATAACAGTTGTTAGTACTACAGCATCTCCTTTTTGTTCTTTACTTAATATTGATTTTTCTATTTTTATATTTTTAATATCAATTAAATCAGCAGGATTTTCATTATCTATCAGTTTTCCGTCTCCAAATTTCATTTTTGTAAATTGAATAGGAGTAGAACTAGCCTGACATTTTGCAAGATATGCTCTTCCTTTTTTTGTTAATCCACTAAATTTCATTTTATAATCTCCTTTCTAATCTGTTTGTATGCTCCTAAGAATAGATTTTTCTTTACATCTATATCTTCTCCAGCATTAACTCTTTTTCCACTTATAAATACTTCTTTGTATCCTAAAACATTATATTCATATTTTTTTTCTTTCAATAAATAAAAAGCTTCTAAGATACTTCTAACATTTTTATACTCCTCTATAAGTGATAAAACATTTTTTAACCAATCCTTCTCCTTACTTTCATTCACTGTTGTAAGCCTAAATGTAAAAGGTCTCCCTCCATACTCAAACCATTCTTCAATTTTTATTTCATAATTTAAATTTTTTAATTGAGAAATTACAGCAGTCTTAGTTCCTTTTTTTGAATGAACCCAATATGCAGACTTTATTAATTTTATTTTGATTTCTCTGTCTAAGTCTACTCTATATTTATCTATATTAAAAAACCAAGCAATTTCATCTAAAACATTATCTTCTTGTACTTCAAGATTATAAAAAAGTGCTAAAGTTTCAATTTTATCTACGATATAAGTTTTAAAAATTTTTTCAATGCTCTTAGAAAAGGCTGTTAGATTTTTATATTTTTTTAAGTTCTCAGGAAATATTGCTGTATAACTTGCTCGCTCTAACTTATTCATCTTCCTCACCTATATACTTTATGCTCTTAGTCAATTCTTTTGCTACAGTGTCTCTTTCAATTTTTTGGAATATAGGACTTGTTATTTCAACTCTCTTTGCTCCTGCTAATATCAATAATTGAGTTAATTTATTTGGATTTATATCTCTTCCTAGTTTTTCTTTTTGCCAATAAATATATTCATTGAAAGCTGCTTCTACTTCTTTTTTTACCAAAATAGGGTTATCCCCTTTCTTAGTCCAATATTTAATGTCTATGTTATACGATTGTACTTTTGGTTTTTCTATTTCAATTTTATCTGTCAAAGGTCTTACATCATCAGCTAATTTTTCTTTAATTTTTTCTAATATTTCTTGACTAGGTAATTCTCCATTTTTCAACAATGGAATAATTTTTACAACTCCAGGTGTTGATGGAGGAGTATAAATATAAGAATCTTTAATATCTTGGTGTGATGTTAATGTATAATACTGATAAGCACCATGAGGTCCTGCTACTGAAAAGGCTCTAGGTCTTAATCTTATTCTATTTCTATAAGCATCATCATCTTCTCTATCAGCACCACCAGATGTTTTAGTTATATTTGAAACTGATAATAAGTAAGGGACATCATCTACAATTGTAGCTATTTCTCCTGTTTCAATTTCATTTCCTATTAATCCAGGTACTAAGCATTTTACTTTTCCTACTACTGTTCTTCTTCCAGGTTCTAAGACTATTGTTTCGATACTTTCGAAATATAGATTACCTTTTGCTATCTTGTGTCCTTTTGGTATTATCTTTCTTTCGTCAAAAATTTTAGAGAACGTATATTCTACTGAACATTCTGCTTCTTTTTCTATTATTCTTGAAACATCTACAAGTGCACCCAGAGCATCTAAATATTTTCCTTGTGAATATTGAAGCAAATTCATTTTTCCTATAAAATTCATATAATCTTTAGATACACATACCAAATATGTAACCCAATCAATAAAATCTTCAGCTGGATCTCCTGCTGAAACTTTCGTATTCATGATTTCTTCGTATCCATTTTTTAGTTCTTTTTTTATTTGATTTGTATCAAAATCTATAAATTTAAACTTATCCATCTTTAACATCTCCAATTACAACTATTTTAATTTTAGCCAATTCTTGATTTTCTAATATTCTTATCTCTTCTACATTAAATCTAGGTTCTTCTCTTTCAATTTCTTCCATGCAATCTGCTATAATTTCTGCATTAACTATATCAATAGGTTCATCAACATAGTTAAAATTAATTCCTTTTTCTCTAGCTAAAACAATATTTCCTCTTATTCTTGATATAATATTTTCAATATTTTGAATAATTTCTTCAGTTCTATTTTTTATAAATTTATAATTTCTTTCTTTTGAAGAGTCTACATATATTTCCATTAGTTATACTCCTTCAATTCTATTTTTAAATCCATTTTAGTCGGAACTCCAAAAGCATTATATCCTTTAGGATCTTCTCCTATACTGGTAATAACATAATTTCCAATCTTTTTTCCTCCAAGTATAAGTCTTAAAACTTTTCCTTCCTTCAAAAAAGTTTCTAACTTCTTTTTTTCTTTATCTACATTTACTTTGAAAAAACGATTTAAATGAATTGAAAAACTTATATTTTCGAGCTCTAATCCATCAAACTGTATTTTGGGTTTTTCTCCAATAATTTTATGTTCTATCCATCTTGAAGACATACTTCTTGAAAATGAATTATATGTCTTTGTGTAGATTGAACTTGTAAAAAATACATAATTTCCTAGACTACCAACTATCATTCAGGACCTCCTGTTTTATCTCCACCAGCTTTTACTTTGCTATGGGAATGAGATTTTAAAGATATCTCACTTGCTGTAACATCTTCACTAGCATCTAATTTTCCTTTTATATTTACAGAACCATCTATATCAATATCCCCAACAATTTTAGTTTTTGGACATTCTATTTTTATGCTTTGAGCAACTATTTCTATTTGATTTTTACAATTTATATATAATTTAGAATTATTTTCATCATATGAAATTATAGTTCCATCATTAAAAACAGTTATTTCAACTCCTGCTCCTGCTCCAGCTGGTACAGGTGTTGCTTCATCATATCCAGAACCTAAATAAAAACCATTGAAAGTATTTTCAGGAAATATACAAATTCCAACTTCACCAATCTTAGGAAATGAATAATGTTTTGTTCCTTCTGTTCTTCCTTGTAAAACTGGAATTTCTACAGAAGGAATATCAATATCTTCAAACGTTACTTTTATAGTTCCTTTTTCAGGAAAGATGCTTGATACAGTTCCATACCTAATCATTTTCCACCTCAAACTCTATTATTTTATGAATTTCAGCATTTATTTTATAAGATAAAAAATCAATTTTTAAATCATCTATCATATATTTTCCAGAGAAATTTCCAAAATCATTTAAAATAATTGCGTCTCCAACTGATATTAATTCACTTGTTCCCATAAAAGATATATTTCCTTTTATTTCTCTTTTATTTTTATCTCTTAAAGCTTTTTTAGCTATTTCTAGTAGTTGCTTTTCAACTTCTTGAGCATTCTTACCAGTTACTTGTTTATCCTCATTTATAAATAAGTTTCTTTTAGTTTGCTTTTTATATGAGTTCCTATTTTTTATTTTAAAAGTT